ACCTTAGCAGGTTTAACAATTTCTCCAGTTGTACAGAATGATGATAATACAAATTCATATCAATCTACTCAATCAACTTCACCCAAATCCGTAAATAATACTACAGAATTAGGTGATACATTTGTTGATAATAATAAAAAAATAAAGCCTCTTTTACCAAATGAAGGAGATGTAATGTTAAGAGGTAGATTTGGTAATAATATTAGATTTGGTAATAATCCTAAAACTAATAAACCAAATATGAAAATTAGTATAGGTCAGGCACCATCAATAGATAGTTCAGAACCTTTAACTCATTATGTAGAAGATATAAATGAAACACCAACTTCAATCTGGGCAACATCAGATGAAATAATAGAAATGAAACCTATTACAAAAGGTGCAAGTTATTATTTAAAGTCTGCTAAAAATCCTCCAACAACATTTGATAAAGTCCAATTGATTTTTAATACAGATAGAGTTATTTGGAATGCAAAGAAAAATGAAATATTAATGTTTGCAAATAAAGGTATTGCATTAAATACTCACGGCTATATTGCACTTGATTGTCAAGATACATTTGGAATTACAACACTTGATAAATTAAATATTACTTCTAAAAATGGAATGTTTATAGATGCACCTAAAATAATGTTAGGCAAAGATGCAAAAGAACCTGTTGTATTAGGTGATAAGTTAGTTCAAATATTGGGTGAATTGATTGATGCTATATTACAAGAAACTCATCCGACCGGGTCAGGACCAAGTGGAACACCGGTAAATGCCGCTGCATTTAAAATTATTAAAAATAAATTAGCACGTACAATTTTATCAAAACAAAACAAAACTCTATAATGATTAACTGGACACAATTTGAAAATGATATAGCTTCATATTTAGATTTAAAGCAAGCAAAAAGTGAAGATGATTTAGCTAAAAAAATATCTGATACTTATGATCAAGTAGTTAAATTAGGGGTTAATCAATATCAAGAAGGTATATTATCTACAAATAAAGATACATTAAAAACATTTATATCTCAAGGATTAAGAGAAGCAAAAAATGGTAAAGATTTAATAACAGTTTCTAAAAGATTTTCTGCTGGAGTAATTGCATATTGGTATTCTGCTAAAATGAAAATTGATGTACCTCCTCCAGGTGCAGTATCTGTTGTGACTAACATAATAACACTACCAGGGGTACCTTTTACTTTTCCAATATCAAATACTTTAGACCCAAAAGTATTAGCTAAAGCAATGACAAACGTATTTAAAATACATAGTTATACAATACAAGGAATGACTACTGCATTAGTACCAGTAGGAACATCTTTGGTTCCTACTCCATTTCCTTGGTTTGGGATAAAATAGCAGTTTCATATATTTATTTATATTATAGTTTAATAATAAAGGAGAGTTTCAATGGACGATAAGAAATTAGCAAAACTGATAGATGGTATCGTAAAGCTAAGAATACAAAAAATATTGAAATCTGATGATTTTAAAGCTCTTATTAAAGAAGAAGCACATAAAGAAGTTATTAAAATATTGTTAGAAGCAAGAAGTGGAATAAGAACTCAAAAGAAACCAAGTTCTACATCATTAAAAACAGTAGCTTCGGTTTTAGGTGAAGATACTAGAAGAGCAGAAAAAACATATCCTACATTACCAAATAGAGTAGCTAAAACATTTTCTAAAAATCCAGCTTTGAATGCAATATTAGCTCAAACTGCTGGTGATCCAGGTTCAATGGCTTCATACAATAATCAAATGTCATTAGCAGATATGGTAGATGGTGGTCAACCTATAAAAATAGGTGCAAACAGTTCTTTATTAAATAACAGAGTATCTGTAGATGCTGGAAACTTAGCTAATGAAGCGATGGCGATGGCACAGAGTGAATTATCAAGATATGGTATGAGTGCAAAAAGTATAACAGAAGAAATTAGTATGGACTCACCAGGGTCTGCTAATACAAATTTTAAAGATATGTTTGATGATAAATATATTGAATATAATGAAGATATTTCGCAAATAGATGATGGAATGATTTTAGAAGGTGCTAATGACGGAATGGCTCACGTAGCTAGAGCTCTTACAAGAAATTATTCATCATTATTAGATGCTGCAGATCAAAAAGCAAAAGAGAAAAGACCTCAAATTTAAGGAAATAAATGGGAACTATTAAAGGAATAAATATTGATTACCCCATAACAAATGGAAACACAGGGTTTTTTAAACAAACATTTGATACTTTATCTGCTGTTAGAAGTAAGATTTATATTTTATTAAAAACAGACCCTAAAGAAAGAGTATTTAATCCTACGTTTGGTTTAGGAATGAGAAGATATTTATTTGAACCAATTACACAAGATACAACAGACGATATTACTCAACAGATACAAGATAAAATTGCTAAATATGTACCAGAAGTATATATTTCTAGTTTAGATGTTAATGCAGATTTTAACAATAATGCCGATAGAAATGAAATAATAATACACTTAACTGTTGCATTAAAGAAAGACCCAACACAGATTACGACAATTAATACTATTATACAATAGGAGAATTTAATGCCCACTAAAGATATATTTAAAGATGTAAAATATTTGAATAAAGATTTTGCTTCTGTTAGAAACAATTTGATAGAGTTTTCTAAAGTATATTTCCCAGAGGAATATAATGATTTTAGTGACTCATCTGTTGGTATGATGTTTATTGAAATGTCTTCTTATGTAGCAGATGTATTGTCGTTATATACAGATACTCAACTTAGAGAGTCTCTAATTCAATATGCTAAAAACAAAAACAATATATTCAATATTGCACAATCATTTAGCTATCAACCAAAATTAGCAGGTATATCATATACAGATTTAGATATATATCAATTAATTCCAGCAGTTCAACCACCAACAAGTATAGAATATTTACCTGATTGGAATTATGCATTAAAAATTAAAAATATGAGAGTAGCATCTCAAACAAATCCTGACATTCAATTTAGAATTGATAGTCCAATTGATTTCGCAGAGTCAGGATCTGAACCAACTGAGGTCACTGTTTATGAAACTGATGGTACTAACGTTACATATTATTTATTAAAAAAATCAGTAAAAGCGTCATCTGGAATAATAACAGAAAAATCATTTGCAATTGGAGATGCTAAAAAATATTTAAATATTGCTTTGCCTGATACAGACATAGTAGATATTTTAAGTGTTACAGATAATGATGGTAATACTTGGTATGAAGTTCCTTATTTAGCACAAGATACTATTATTGAAAGTATTCCAACTGAGCAAGTATCACAATATAGTGATTATAGATACACAGTTCCTTATGTATTAAGATATAAAAAAGCACCAAGAAGATTTATTAAACGAGTTAGATCTGATAATAGAGTTGAATTACAATTTGGTGCAGGTGTAAGTGCATACGCAGATGAATTATTAATACCAAATCCAAGAACAATTGGATATACTTATTTTAATAGACCAGTAGATCCAAGAAACTTTTTAAACACAAGAACATATGGATTAGCTCCATCTAATATTACTTTAAATGTCACATATGTAAGAGGAACGGATGAAAAAGCAAATGCTCCAGTTGGTGATATAAATACAGTAATAAATGCAGAAATAACAAATGATATTACATCTTTACCATTATATAATCGAGTTAAAGCTTCGCTAGCAGCAGTTAATTCAGTTCCAGCAACAGGAGCAAAAGGTGCAGAAAGTTTAGATGAAATTAGAAATAATGCAATGGCATTTTTTGCTGCTCAAGATAGATGTGTGACTATAGAAGATTATAGAATTAGAATAATGTCAATGCACCCAAGATATGGAACGGTAGCTAAAGTTGATATTATACAAGATAGAGTAAAATCATCTGATAAAGATAGTGGCAGACGATATGTTGAAAACTTTCTTGCTCTAAACGCATATTGTTTATCATATGATGCCGATAAACATTTAACACCATTAAATCAAGTAGTAAAAGATAATTTAAAAGCATATCTAGAACAATACAGAATAGCAACAGATGCGGTAAATATTAAAGATGCATATATAATTAATATAGGTGTTGAATTTGAAATAGTGACATATCAAAATGTTAAAAATAAAAGAGAAGTTGTATTACGCTGTATTGACGCACTTAAAACATATTTTAATATAGATAATTGGCAAATAGGTCAGCCAATATTATTAATAGATATTTACAATCTATTAGATAAAATTGAAGGTGTAAGAACAGTTGACATGGTACCCTCCTGAGATAAGGTAGAGCCCGTAGGCAAATAGTAATACTTGATTTCGTTTCTTCTGTCCCGGTTGTAT